TGTAGGAATAACTGTACAGACCCTGTTTTGGAGGAGGTTGATAGCCGAATTATCAGGCACCTTGCGCAGGTGGGGATTACAGACCCAGTTAATATTGAGCGTTTACTGTTCGATGGTTGTCGGGTGATGGATGCTGACGGCGGTGAGTGGTGGGTTGATGATGGTCAACTGCGGAACGAACCGTATCGGTATCACGAAATTAGGGATCTTCCGCTCGATGAGCTTGTCTCAGAAATGCAGTCGTGGGGAAAACTACCATAGACAAATATAACTTTGCGGTACCAGCGGTATCGAGTACAGACGCTAATGTCTATGTTGGCCATGGACGGGATTGTCTATGACAGCTGCTAAGCAAAGCTATTTAGGCGCTAAAAATGGGAGTGGTGTTTTTCAGTGCATTATTAACTTGATGCCGCCACATGACACTTATATCGAGGCGTTCCTCGGCACTGGTGCAATCATGCGCCGTAAAGCGCCAGCAAAAAATAATATTGGCATTGAAATTAACCCTGGTGTCATAGACAAATTTGACCATGCTGCAGCAGAGCTAAATTTATCTATCAATCTCATCAATGCCAACGCAATTACCTACCTAAAAGCGTTTCAACCAATCGGCAAAACGGTGATTTATCTTGATCCTCCCTATGTGCACTCAACCAGAACAAGCAATGCAAGATATAAAAACGAGCTCACTGATGCGGAGCATGCAGAGCTGCTTACTGTTGTTAAGCATTTAGCCGTACTTAAGGGTGTTTTTATCATCATTTCTGGTTACCGAAATCATTTGTATGACACGGAGCTAGCTGATTGGTATAGCAAAGACTTTCAGGCTATGACGCGCGGAGGAGTCAGAACGGAAACGGTATGGTGCAGCTTTCATCCTGGCGAACAGCATTACCATACGTTTGCGGGAAAGGATTTTACTGATCGCCAACGGATAAAACGTAAAGCAGCAAGATGGGCAAAAAACTTTGAAGCATTGCCTGCTGCAGAACGCCAAGCCGTGATGGCGGCATTGCTCGCTATAGAAAATTAAAACGATGTTTACTCAAGTGTAAAACAAGGAATTAGCCATGAAACTAACGCTTAACAATGACGACCATGAAACTGTATTAGCCTATATCACCGCCAAAAACCGGGAAAATGGCTATAAAGGGCAATGCTTTATTTTCCTACCTCGGCTTGCCGAATTGCACTTAAGCAACAGTATTTATACAGCAAATCAATTAATTAAAAAAATGATGGTGAAAGCATGAAAAAAATCAATTGGAACCAAATGTCTGAACTTGGATTAATTGAAAGGATAAATCGTGAAATTTTACACCCTCTAGGTTTGGCTGTTTCGAGGAACCCAGAGAATGGATGCTCAGAGGCCATATTAGTTGCTGATGATGGAGTGTGGGAATATGGAAATATACCTACAACAGTCTTAAGTGATGAAGAATTTAAAAATAAGTTTATTAAAATAATAAGTGAAATCAGATAAATGAAAACACTGATTCAAGGCTGTGAAAGTGCAGAACAGTTTGAGGTATTGCTACAGTTGACGGGCATCACCAGCGAAGATAAAAAAAATGCACTCCGTGCTCACTTAGTTGAAGGCCTACCGGCTAAGCGCGCGTATGCCCGCTTTCATGTTACCCAGCAGCATTTTAGCCAGGCATTAATGTTGCTAAACAAAAAAGCAGATTTGGCGATGCAGTACGCAGAACTAAACAAAGTAAAGACTGTTAATAACTTCGATGAGTTGCAACAGAAAATAAAACAATTAAATCAACACTAGAAAACTAATGTGAAAAACAGATTTTTATAGAAAACCACAAATAGGAAAGCTTGAAACGTGCGCAAAATTATTAGTCGCTTTTTTAATGGATCTGAGGGATCGCTAAAGGATCGCTATCGCGTTTTTTTGCGTTTTTTGTAGCGGGGGTTAGCCAGTGAAAGCAGCAAGCGCTGGCGCGGTTTTAGGGACTCGCGCTATTGCGTTTTTTTCACCCGACAAAGCGCGCAGGCGTGGCGTGGGTCTGACGGCGCGCGCTGGGTTAGAAGTGGGGGTAAATCGCAGGCAACAAAAAACCGCCCGAGGGCGGTTGATGGGAATGGGGTTCCGATAGTTACTTGGCTTCGGTTGCGACTGCCAGTTGGTAAGGCTTGAAGCGGACTATCTCTTCGCCTGCCCAGTCGTTGATAGCCAGTAGTGACTGGCGAATACAATCCAGTTCGTTAGCATCAAATACCTGTGCCGCCTTGCCGGCATCACCAAAGCCGCCGGTATTGTTGGGCACAATCCCCATGAGTTGAGGCGGTACGCGGTGCGATGCCAGCTGGTCGTCACGGCTGACGTTCTTAATACTCAAAAACTCATCATTCGCGGCAACTTCTGCCACTGGGATTAATTTGATCCCATCCTTATTGCCACCTGGTGCATGCAAAAACAAGTTGCGGAAATTGCCAGGGCCTTTGCTGTTTCTTAGGGATTCACGCAGCTTGCCGACATCTTTCTCGTTCACTGTTGAGTCGGTAAGGTACATGATAAATCCAGCGTGACTGCCGTTCTCGTAGTACCGACGCCTAAACAGTGTCGCACTCTCATTCAGCAATGACGAGTTCATGCTGGCCACATAGTCGGGAATGCCATAAACCTCTTGGTTTAAGTCTGGATCCTTTACGTGAAAAATTGATGATTCAGAAAACTCCATCTCTTCGTGAAAGTTAGGCACCCACCAAAATTGATTAGGTTTAACACCTACCCGCGTGTATTTAGCCGGCGAGGCTTGATACTTCAACGCGCCACCCAAGCGATTCTTAATGACCTGCACATAGGCATTATTAAAAACCAGATAATCGAGAACAATGGCGCTGAACTCATACAGGCTAAGCTTAGGGTGTGGAATAAAACAACTTTTTAGAATATTGCGCTTTACCTGAATCGCGCTGGCATGATGCACAGAAGCACGATAAATGCGGCTAAGGCCAGTCAATGAAAGCGGCGGCTCGTAGTATTTACCGTTAGACATGGCCTCAAGATAGTCGAAGATCTCCCGTTGGCTCAGTACTGGCATGGGGTCGCCAAAGGTAAAGGTCTCAATTCGTTGCTCTTGCGGCCCTTGCTGCTCTTGCGGTTTGGCTGCCATGGTTCGAGCCTTTCTATATTTTGCCATTAGTCGTAAATCTCCAACGTCGATGTACTGGTGCCGCTGGTATCCAGTGGCTCATTGTAAAGCGCATGCATTGCAGCCCACGCGATATCTGCGTGGCTAATTTCTTCGCTGCGAGCGGATTCATAGGTAACTTGTTTGCCGTTGGCTGTCAGGGTTTTGCGAATGCTCATAAATGCCTGGGCTAGGTCGGTCCAGCCTGCGTCATATTCCAAGCGGCCTTTACTGATCACGTCATAAGCCTTGATCACCATCTGACTTTTCAGCACAGGGTTGTAGAGGAATGGCGTGACCTGAGGGAAAAACTTCTTCACCAGTTGATACACTGCCTCACCAAGGCCTGTGGTATCGATACCGATAAAAGTCACATTGTATTTATTGCAGATATCCTGAATTGCTTTGGCCTGTGCCTCAAAGTCCATCCCGTTCCAACGGTGTTTTTCTATCACACGGAACTTACCGCCTGGCACAGCAGGTGGGCAGATCACAATGCAACCGGCACTATCACCTTTGCCGCCTTTGTTTGGGTCGTATCCAATCCACACTTCACGGTGCGCCAGCGGTCTTGGCGCAAAGGGCTTGTAGTCTGTCCACACTTCCCACGAATCGACCATGCAGCGCTGCATCATCACCATAGGGAACACCGACATAGTGTCGTCGATGAACTCGCACATCAGCAGGTTTGAATATTCGTCAGGGCTGTACTCTAAGTGCAGGGTATCGGGGTCGAATAAGTTGCAACCTTTGCGGATAGCATCATCGACCGTGACCACTTGACGCCACTGACCGTCTTCACACTTGCGGCCATTTGCTAGGGCGCGATGGCTAACATCAATCTCAATGCGATCGGCTTTTGGGCGGCCACGGTTAAACAGTGTGCCAGTCCAGAACGGGTAGGCATCGTGAGTAATTGATGACGGAGTAGAAATGTAGGTTTGTCGCCATCTTGCTTGAATCGCCATGCCAGAGGAGACTTTGCGGAACTCTTGGAATTTGTGGATCCAGAAGTACTCATCAAGATATAAATTGCCGTGGTAAGACTGGGCTGTTCTGGCATTGGTGCCTAAAAAATACAGAATAGCGCCATTGTGCAGCATAATCGGGTCGCCCTTGAGTTCAATGCCGGTGACATCCTTCACGAACTGAATGATGTACTGCTTAAAAACATGGGCCTGCGCTTTACTGGCCGACAAAAAGATTTGGTTACGGCCCGTTACTAGCGCATCAATAATGGCTTCATGGGCAAAAAAGTACGTCGCGCCAATTTGTCTCGACTTGAGAATATTGCGTATACGCTGGGTGAGTCCTGCTGTGTACCATTCCTTTTGATAGGCAAACATCGAGCCTTGGAACGCTTCAATCAGCTTTTCCAAATCATCTTCGCTAACATGGTTCTTCACCGGCAGCTTTTTCGGTCCAGCGTTGCGGTTTTGTACGTTCGGATTGAGGTCTGCCTCATTACCGCCATTGTGATAGCGAGTAATACGGGCAATGCGCTCCAGCTGCCGACCGAGTAGGTCTATCTCCTTAAAATCCTTGCCGTCTTTATCCTCTTTGTTGATCAGCTGCAGCATGCGCATTTCAAGCGCAGAGTCCACCCTGTCAATGGGTTTGGCATCTTCCCAGGCATCGCGCTTTTTCCAACTCGACACGGTACTTTCAGGCAGTTGTAAATGCTGGCTAATCTCGCGGACAGCCCAGCCTTGCCAAAAAAGATTTTTGGCATATTGGCGTTGATTCTTATCTATAGAGATTTGGGGATTCAGTTTCATGGCGCCAGTGTAAATAGCCCAATACCGAAAACCCTGCTGTTTAAGCGGTATCGGTTTCCTTATACCGCCCGAAGCCCTTGCCCATCATCGCCTTGCTCTTGACCATACAGGCAGCAGTTAACAGACCTAATTCAACCCCAAAGGGCGACCAAGATGGCTAAGAAATCGAAATTTTTCCGTGTATTTACTGAAGGACATACGACCGACGGCCGAGTCGTTGAGCGTCAGTGGATCACCGATATTGTAGAAACCTATAACGCAGCAAAGTATGGCGCCCGTATTTGGATGGAGCATATCCGTGGCATGACGGCAGATAGCCCATTTAAAGCCTATGGTGATGTGAGTGCGGTAAAGGCTGAGGAAGTCGATGGCAAATTAACCCTGTTTGCGCAAATTGAGCCGACAGAAGAACTGATCGCCATGAATCAGAAAAAGCAAAAAATCTATACCAGTGTTGAAATCGACCCTGACTTTGCTAAAACCGGTAAATGTTATTTAACCGGCTTGGCAGTAACAGATTCTCCTGCATCCCTTGGTACTGAAATGCTGGCGTTCTCAGCAACCTGCAAAGACAGCCCACTCTCTTCACGCAAGCAGCGCCCCGAAAACCTGTTTACCTCTGCAGTGGAAGTGGATTTTGAATTTGAAGAGGTCAGTGACGAGCCAGGACTATTTGCCAAAGTCAAAGCGCTGCTCAGTAAAAATAAGGCAGAAGCCAAAACCGACTTTGCCGACGTGCATCAGGCTGTTGAAGAAATCGCCCAAGCCGTTGCTCATGCTGAAACGCAATTTGGCACCAAAGTCACTAAAGGCATGGAAGATTTGATTAAGTTGCAGACGGATTTTAATGAGCTCAGCACTCAATTCAATGCACTCAAGGCCCAGCTTGAAAAAGAAGAGCCAACAGGCCAACGACGTTCGCCCGCAACCGGTGGCGACAACAACATGAAAACCGATTGCTAAGGAGCAAACATGCGCAATACCACTCGTACACTTTTTAATGGCTACCTTTCACAGGTTGCCACGCTTAATAGCATCGAAACGGCAACAGCTAAATTCACCGTTGCGCCAAGCGTTCAGCAAACGTTAGAAACGCGAATGCAAGAAAGCTCGCAGTTCTTGACGATGATTAACGTTGTGCCGGTCACCGAAAAGTCAGGCGAAAAATTAGGCCTTGGCGTTAGCGGTACTATTGCCGGCACGACCGACACCACCCAAAGCGATCGCCAAGCCATTGACCCAACCGATTTAGATGCACTGGGTTATGACTGTACTCAAACCAACTTCGATACGGCGCTTCGTTACGCCAAAATCGATATGTGGGCCAAGTTCCCTGATTTTCAGGCGCGCATCCGTGATGCCATTCTGAAACAGCAAGCGCTAGACCGTATCATGATTGGCTTTAACGGCACTAGCCGCGCGGCTACCTCTAACCGTACCGCCAATCCATTACTGCAAGATGTAAACATCGGCTGGTTGAAAAAAATTCGCCAGCATGCACCACAGCGCCATATGGCAGAAGTGGTTGAAGGTTCAGGTAAAATTGTCATAGGCACCGATTACGCCAACCTCGACGCATTGGTGTATGACATGGTGAACAACATGATTGACCCATGGCACCAAGACGATACTGAGCTAGTTGTGATTTGTGGCCGTAAGCTGTTGGCTGATAAGTACTTCCCGATTATCAATAAAGACAACGCCCCAACCGAAGCTATGGCCGCTGACATGATCATCAGCCAAAAACGCATTGGCGGATTGGGTGCCGTGCGTGTGCCGCATTTCCCTGCTAACGCCTTGCTGGTCACGCGCCTGGATAACTTAAGCTTGTACTGGCAAGAAGGCGCTCGCCGTCGCAGTGTGATTGATAACCCTAAACGTGACCAAATCGAAAACTACGAATCATCAAACGATGCCTATGTAGTTGAAGATTATGGCTGCACAGCGTTTGCCGAAAACATTGAGATGGGAGCATAGCCATGACATCACCCGCCCATAAACGCTTTCATGGCGTGTTAGCGGCAGCGCGGGGAACGGATTCCCCCTTAAGCGCTCGCTCCGAAAATACCTACGAGCTCATGCTCATGCAGCTTACCGAACATCGCCGTATCTTAAAAACGGTGCAGGCGCTCGCGCGTAAGCTGCAGGCTAAATCGCAGTTCTTACCTGAATATGATGCCTATATCGATGGCACCATTAAGGGCGACAGTGGCGTGCAGGATGAAGTATTCGTGACTGTGCTGCTATGGCATATCGATGTTGGCAACATCGATCGTGCGATAGAGCTGGCCGCATACGCGCTTAAGCATGATTTGGTGATGCCAGACCGCTTTGAGCGCAATCTGGCTTGCACCATTGCCGAAGAAATTGCCGAAACCGCCGCGCGCGTGATTGAAACCGAAACACCAGTAGCCAGTTCGCAGCTAAAAGCTGTGCTTGAGCTTACGGCCGAGTGCGACATGTACGACGAAGCGCGCGCTAAGCTGCTGCGTCAAATGGGGCAAGCATTTGAAGCGGAAGGCGAGTTAACCGCTGCGCTCGACGCCTATCAACAAGCATTAGCCCTAAACGATAAAGTGGGTGTGAAGAAGTTTATCGAGAAAGTCACTCGTGATCTTAAGAACGCCGACAAACAAACAACCGAAAGCACTGAGCCCTCAGAAACACAAGGCAGTGCAGGTTAACCGAGCGACCCTCGCAACCCGTGCGGCGCTGGCCAAGTAGCGTTATCCAATTTCACTACTTAAGCCAGCCCACCGCACAACCTAGCCGCAAGCAGGTAAACATGAGTTTTATCGCCCCAGCACCAAGCAGCGCACCAAAAACCATCACTAACAGTGAGTTTTGGCCTGATATTGATTTAGCTAAGCTGCGCGATGCCATGCGCCTCGATGGCACTGTGACCAATGAGCGGCTTGAGCACTCCGCAATCAATGCAGCACTGCAGACAAACCGTGATCTCAAGGATTGGCGTATCGGGCAGCAAATCTTGGGCTTTGACGGTTTAGAGCAGGTGCCTGCCGAGCAAATCAACGATCAGAGCATCTATTTGCAATTGTATTTACGTGCGGTGTACTGCCTCACCAAAGCCAATCTCATTGAGCGTTATAGCGATTTTGATAGCACGGCCAAGGGACTAAAGGCGGGTGAAGTGCTCGGCGAGAGTGTTGACGATCTGCGCCGTGATGCGCGTTTTGCTATTCGCGACATCTTAGGCGAAAGCCATGTCACGGTGGAACTGATTTAATGAGCAGCTTGCAGGCAGTTCGCAGCATCGAGGGCGATACCGTCGATAAGATTTGTTATCGATACCTTGGGGCAACGGGTGAGATTACTGAGCAAGTGCTAGACGCTAACCCGCAGCTTGCCGCCATCGGCCCTATATTGCCAAACGGTACGCTGATACTTCTTCCTGTGCAGGTGGCCGCGCCGACACAGCCAAACTTTATTCAACTATGGGATTAATGATGAGCGAGCCAATTTCAGCGACATCAGCCACATCTGCAGTCGTCACCGCCAGCGTGCTTACATTAGTGCCTGGGGCTGAGCCTGCAGTCATGATCGGCGCGTTTACCGGTGCAGTGTTGTTCATTATTTCGAATGACGCAGCGGGGAATTATCAGCGTATCGGACTGTTTATTGTGTCATTTTTGGGCGGCGTACTGTGCGCCAACTGGGCCGCAAATGCCTTGAGTGCATTACTGCCAAATGCCTTGCAGGTTAATGTGGGTATGGCGGCACTCATTTCATCCGCCTGTGTTGTGCGCATGCTGCAGTATTTTATGAAACTCACCAATAACCCAGAAAGTTGGCTTAATGCCCTGCGTGGGCTTAGGGGGAAATGATGCTGATTATCAATGCCATTATTTGCAGTTTGATTGTGTTGCGCCTGGCTTTGTTTGTACGAACAGGGCGGCATCGAATATTCATCAGTATTTGCGCCTATCTCATCACAGTCGCCGCAGGCATTGAGGTCATTCTCACTGTGTATGGCGTCGCCACAGCGCCAAGTTATGCTGAGATATTTTTAAAAGCCACGCTTTGCATCGCCATTTTCCAAGCGCAGGGCAATGTTGCGCATCTTCTGCAACCAAACTCGAAAAAAGTTGGTAGCAGGCTAGTGCGCATTCCCCGTGCACAAACATTCAAAACCAAACATAGGTAATCGAGATGACCCTAAAAAAAGGCAGCAATGGCACGGCAGTGCGTGATTTACAACAACGGCTCAATGCCGCTGGCGCGTCATTAACGGTAGATGGTTGGTTTGGTGATGCAACCCAAAAGGCCATCGAGCAATTCCAAGACAAGCAAGACTTACCGCGCACCGGCTACGCAGGGGTAAGAACGCTGGCATTACTCGCCGGCGAAAGCCGCAGCAAGTTTATTCAGCACTCACAATTAGCTGATGCTGCAATGGTGCTGGGCGTCTCGTTTGCCGCCATGGCCAGCGTGGCAGAAGTGGAATCCAACGGCTTTGGCTTTTTCGCCTGTGGTAGGCCCACGATTTTATTTGAGCGGCACGTATTTTATCGCGAGCTATTAGAGCAAGGCGCCGCAGCGGCAGAGCTGGCAGCGAAATACCCGAATATTTGCAACCCAGCCCGTGGCGGTTACACCGGCGGCAGTGGTGAGTATCAGCGCTTTGCTATTGCGTACCAGCTTAATCCAGAGGCCGCGATTTGCGCCTGCAGCTGGGGTATGTTTCAGATAATGGGCTTTCATTGGCAAGCCTTGGGATATCCGTCCCCGCAGGCTTTCAAGCAAGCCATGGATATTTCAGAGGGGGAACAGCTCAAGGCCTTAGTTAAATTTATCGAGGCGGATCCTGTGCTGCATAAGGCACTCAAAGCGCGTAAATGGGCAGAATTTGCCAAGCGCTACAACGGTCCTGCTTACAAAGAAAATGACTACGACATTAAATTAGCGCGGGCTTATCAGCAATTTAATGCCGCGAGCAAGCCACAGAGTGCCGATAATGTTGTCGCTGCTTAGTCGGTTTATTAAGCCATTTGCAGGTTATTTACTTGTCGCCGCCATCGGGATTGCGCTCACTATGGCGGGCGTTATTTATCAGCAACAAGAGCGACTTAGTAAGTTACAACAGACGCAAGGTTCAATGCTGCAATCGCTGACACAAACATCACAGTCCTATTTTGACTTAAAGCAGCTATCATCCGAAAACCAGCAAGCGCAGGCAGAGCTGCGAACGCAGCTAGCAAGTGTAAACAGCACGAGCCAATACCGAAAAAACAAAATCGAGGAGCTAAAACGTGAACTTAGCGATGTTAAAGCCTGGGCTGATACCTTGTTGCCTGACTCTATTCGTCGGCTGCACCAGCGCCCCGCCATTAGTGGCAGTGCAGAGTACCGTCGTTGGTTGTCCACTCGTGATCCCTTGCCAGTTGCCGGCGAGCAACCCCATCAGCAATCAAGGGATAAGCAGTGAGCTCGATAGCTGCGAAACGGCTTGGCATGACTGCGCTGCGCAAATCGATATGATTGTCGAGTGCCAAACTAAACAACAAGCTAAACAGCAAGCTAAAGACTTAAGCCAGACTGAAGGGAAACGCAATGAATAAACCGTCGCAGTTGCGTGAGCTGTTATCTAGCCACGTTCCCCACTTGCAACAAAATCCTGATTGCCTGCACGTCTTCATTGAGAACGGCAACATCATCGCCACCGGGGCGGGGCAAAACCTGAGTTTTGAGTATCAATTCAACTGCGTATTAATCGTGACAGACTACGCCGCCCATGCTGATACGCTCATCGTGCCAATTTTAGGCTGGCTTGCATCGCAGCAACCAGAGCTATTATTTAACCCGGACAAGCGCGAGTCAGGGTTTAAATTCAAAGCCGAAATCATTAATCACACCACTGCCGACATCGAAATTGTGCTGGCATTAACTGAGCGAGTAAAAGTTGTTGCGGGTGATGATATGCAGCTTGAAGTGACGCACTTACCTGAGCCCGTTTTCAATGACGAAGCGATTGATTGGACGCTTTACACCAATGGAATTGAAGTGCCATGGCCACCGACGATTTAAACCGACTGAATGAGTTGTTTGACGGGCTAATACAACAATTATCCCCTGCTGCGCGCAAGCAACTAAGCCGCGATATTTCAAGGCGCTTACGAGCAAGCCAGGCGCAGAGGATTAAACAAAACAATGCCCCAGACGGCTCGGCGTTTGAGGCTAGAAAGCCCCAGCCTACGTGGGCGAAAAGGCTAGGGGCTATTAAACGAAAGCCGATGTTCCAGAAAATAATCAGACAAAAATACTTAAAGGCCGAGTATTCAGCATCAGCAGCCAGTGTTGGGTTTACGGGGTTTATTTCCCGCGTAGCGACCGAGCATCAATACGGGCTTAGAGGGCGGATAAACGAGCGGATATCGGCACAATATCCAAAGCGTGAATTATTGGGCTTTACTGCCAGCGAGCTCGATATGATCGAGGAGGTCGTCATTACCCATCTTGCGCTATAACTTCCCACATACCACCCAAACCGCTAGCGGCTAGTCATACAACTGGCAACCATAGCCGCATGAACACGACCGCCGCGATTACCGAACTTACACGCCGTATCGATAACCTTTTACGTATTGGCACCGTTGCCGAAGTAAAGGGCGATTCGTGCCGCGTAAAAACAGGCGAGTTACTTACCCAGTTTCGCCCCTTTTTTACCCGCCGTGCCGGCAAGGCAAAAACCAGCTGGCGCCCTACCGTTGGTGAGCAAGTGATGCTGCTATCGCTTAGCGGCGATCTAACCAACGCTTACATTCTGCCCGCGCTTTATAGCGATGAAAACCCAGAGCCTGACGATAACAACAATCGTGAACGCACTGTTTATCCAGACGGCGCGGTGATTGAGTACGATCCAGATACAAGCGCGCTTAAAGTTACCGGTATCAAAACCGCCACTGTACAGGCGAGCGAGCGGGTGACTATCGATTGCCCAAATTCGGAGTTTACGGGCAATGTGTTGGTTAAGAAAAAACTCACTGTAGAACAGGGCGCGAAGGTTACTGGGGCGATTGAACATTCAGGCAAGCTGACCAATAACGGCGGTATAGCAATCACTGGCGGCGCTAATATCGACGGTATTAATTTTGGCACCCATGAACATGGCGGTGTCGATACTGGCTCGGGTACTTCTGGAGGCCCGCAATGAGTACCAATAAAAACTGGCAAGGTATGAATCGCTTTACCGGCCAAAGCATTAGCGAGTCGCAGCATATCAGCCAAAGTATCCAGGACATATTAACCACGCCATTAGGTTCGCGTGTGATGCGTCGTGACTATGGAAGTGCCATTTTTGAACTTATCGACCAGCCACAAAGCGCAGCTGTAAAGCTGCAGATTATGGCGGCGGCCGTTATCGCGCTAACCCGTTGGGAGCCGCGTATTCGCATTACTGAGATTGAAATTATCAGTGGCGGCAACGACGGCAAAGTGCAATTCAACTTAGTGACCGACCGTATCGACACTCAACGTGCCCAATTATTCGAGGCCACCTATGGCTGAGCTCATTGACCTTTCTAAAGTTCCTGTGCCTGACATTATCCAGCCGCTGAGCTTTGAGCAGCGCTTTGCTGCGCTCAAGCAATTACTGATTGATATCGACCGAAGCTATGAAGCTGTAGTGGCGCTAGAATCCGACCCTGTTACCAAATTACTGCAGGTATTTGCCTATCGTGAAATGCACTTGGTTGCGCAAATTAATGATGCCACTCGCGGTAATATTTTAGCCTCATCAACGGGTAATAATTTGATCGCATTAGGCTCGCGTTATGACCTAGCGCCATTAGTTATCCAAGCGGGCAATCCAACTGCAGTGCCGCCAATCCCTGAAATTTTAGAGGATGAACAATCCTTTAAGCGCCGCGTGCAAATGGCGTTTGATGGCTTAAATACGGCGGGCAGTATCGACGGTTATATCTTTTTTGCGCTGGGCGCCGATGGCCGCGTGGCTGATGCCAAAGCCGTGAGTCCTGAACCCTGTGAAATGGTGGTCACCATTCTATCTATCGAGGGTAATGGCACAGTTAGCAATGAGCTTCTTATTAAGGTACGTGACGTTTTTGGCATGAGTGCCGACGGTTTATCACAGTCAAATACCCCTTCAAAAGTGCGGCCGCAGGGCGATAGAGTAACTATTCAGGGCTCTGGTATTGTTAATTACAGTGTGCAAGCCGTGTTACATCTGTTGCCGGGGCCAGATGCGCAAATAGTGTTAGCTGCTGCTAATCAAGCTTTAGCACTCTACCAAAAGGAGCAGCGCCGCTTGGGGGCTGATATTACCCGCTCAGGAATATTCAAAGCGCTGCACCAAAGTGGCGTCAATAACGTCAATCTGATTAGCCCATCCGCTGATGTAACCGTGCTTGATCATCAGGCAGCATATTGCACCAGCGTTAACATTTCGATTGGGGGCGTCGGTGAATAATCGAGTTTCCTCATTACTGCCACCTAATGCATCACAGCTTGAGCGCGATATCGAACAAGTGATCGCCAGCTCGCTGGATTTGCCCCTGTCTATTGCTGAACTGTGGGATCCGTTTCGCTGCCCATTGTCTTTGCTGCCTTGGCTAGCGTGGGCCTACTCAGTTGACCAATGGGCGGACAGTTGGCCTGAAAGCGTTAAGCGCCAGGTCGTTAACGATGCTTTCGATATTCATCGCCACAAAGGCACGCCCTATGCGGTGCAACGGGCACTTAATAGCTTAGGCATTAAGACCAATATCCTCGAATGGTGGGAAAGCGCTGGCAGCAATGTGCGCGGCACCATGAAAGTGCTCGCGTTAGTTAATGACAACATCACCGATGATAACGATGGACTGATCACCGCAAAAATGCTCGCGATGGTGACAGAGGCCATTCGAACCTCAAAGCGTGGCTCGATCCATTTTGATGTTGAGCTTGGTATCTCATTTGAAGAGTCACTTTCAATTGCTGCGGGCATTAGCCCTAGTGTGGGCATATCTGATATCGATGCCGATTCTAATGGCGTTCGCCCTGATGGTGTTATTGCCTTAGCTGGCATATTTGGCATCGAGCATCGTATTGACTGCATCGATACCAATTACCAGTTATCTCCTGTGCTACCTGACGAATTGTTATTTACCCACAAGCTTGCGGCGGTGTCGCATCAACTAATCATCTCTGAACACGAATTAACGGGAGTTGTGTAATGGCACTAACACTGCAATTTACTGAAGCTGGCCTTGCCGCTTGCTTGTCAGCAAAAGACAAAGGACTGAGAGCCGAGATCACTCACATGGCGTTTGGCTCAAACGCCTATACGCCCTCTAAAGCCCAAACCAGCTTGAGCGCTGAAAAAGAGCGCATTGCCATTTCTGACTATCAAGATGGTGGCAAAAGCCTACGGATGGCTGGCGTATTTGATGGCGCACTAGAGTACGCCATCAAAGAGATAGGGTTTTACATTGGCACAACTTTGCTTGGCGTATACAGCGCACCAAATAAGACACTGGGCTACCGAACCCCTGCGGTAAAAGTCGTGCAGTGGTTTACGTTAAATATTGAGGCGCTGCCAACAGACAGCATCACAGTGGTAGTGGGCGCTGAAAACCTTAACCTGATTTTAGACAAAGAGTTTATCGCGGGCTGTACGGCATTTTTACAAAATGCGGCGGCAGTTATTAAAAATGCTCACTGGAACATGCAACTCAGTGAGCGCATTAGACAACTAGAGGGATAATTATGAGCTCGATTGCTGAAGAAATTGCGGGGCTAAAAGTCGCGTCCGCAACACAAACTGCCGCATCACAGGCGTTATCGCAAGAAGTCGCTGGCAAGATGGCGGCTATCGATAAAAAAACCAATGACTCCATTGCTAAGGTTGAATCAACCTACGACCAAAAAGCGGCCGGACTGACCATTATCGCCACCGACGGCTACAAAAAAGCTATCGAGCACAATTCTGGCGGTCGCAATACCGTGGTGTATGACGCTCAGGGTAATCCTAACATTATGTGCGTTATCCCGCGCTTCAATATTGAAGACCTCGGGCTAGTTGACTTAAACCTTGGCACAGGGGTTCACCCTGCGTTCCAGACAAATGGAGTGCCACGCGGTGAGATATTAATCGGCAAGTATTTGGCCTCAACAGCCGCTGGCGGTAGTGCCGTTATTGGTGGCGTACAGCCGCGCACATCCGTTAACTACGATGTAGCAAAAGAGCTGTGCACGCGCAAAGGCGCAAATTGGCACATGATGTCAGTGCATGAGTGGGCAGCTATTGCGCTATGGTCCCTTGCTAATGGAACCGTACCGCGGGGCAACACAAACTACGGACGCTCGCACGAGAAAAAGTGGGAAACCGCGCGCCGCTCTGATAATGGCGCTCCAGGGGACGTGAGCGGCACGGGTAGAACGGACACGGGTAAAGGGCCCTCAACTTGGAACCATGACCATACCAATTTTGGCGTGTGTGATTTAGTGGGCAACGTTTGGGAATGGTTAGATCAATTTAAGCTAGATGATGGCCAGATTATTACAACGCTGGACAATAACCCTGCAGTGGCTGAAGCAAACTGGCACAAACACGCTGCTTATTTTGACTCACCGACTGATAACCAAACCGGCGCGGGCAGCGCTGGCGCGCCAATCCTCAGCAATGCAGTGACTAAGCGCAACGGTCCTATGAATGACGATTCAAACGATTACCCATACTTAACCGCCTCGCACTTTGCTGCCATCACTAAAGCAGTGAGCTACGTGCCTAACGAGCTATTGCGCAAGCTGTTAATTGAATCGGCCACTACGGCTACCGTTGGCGGTTACATTTACGCAAGAAACTACGGCGACCGGTTCCCTGTCCGCGGTGGCGGCTGGGGCGGCGGCGCGGGCGCCGGGCTGGGTGCGCTCGGCTTGAGCGATCCGCGCTCGCATGCGAGCGGCGGCTTCGGTTTCCGTCCAGCTTTCTTTGTGTAGTGAAGCCTGAATCTTTGTGTGCTGCGCGATAGCGCAGCTGTTCTCTTACTCTTGGAGGCAGATTGACCGCCTTACTTATTGAAGATAAATGCCGAGAAATGTTGTTGTACGGCTATCAAGCGTTAAAGCAGTTCCCTAAGCATGAAACACATGTACTGGGCGCTGAAATTCGTTTGTCTATGCTGCAATTGCAGCGTTTAGTTATCACAGCTTTTAAACGTTATCACAAAAAGACCACGCTCACCGATCTCGACATTGAGTTGGCCATTCTGAAGCGACAGGTTCGACTGGCAAAAGACTTGCGCTATGTCGATCTTAAAAAGTATCAGATATGGATTGAAAAGCTCGTCGAGATAGGTCGCATGATAGGCGGTTGGATAAAGTCTGTTAAAACCAAACAACAGGCGATTGCATTATGAATATGCGGGACCGGTTCCCTATCCGCGGTGGCAACTGGAACAACGGCACGAACGCCGGGCTGGGTGCGCTCAACTTGAACAATCCGCGCTCGAATGCGAACAGCAACATCGGTTTCCGTCCAGCTCTTGATTACGCCAGAAGCAAACATCCTACGGGATGCTGCCAGTGCAACAATGAAAAGGATGCATTCGCCTCAGCCATTGCTGAAACAAAAATCAAACCAATTGATGCGTCAATGGGTTGCTCTTTTGAGCAAATTTACAGCTTTGAAAATATCTTGAATGCGGCTTACCAATGTCGCAGAGGAAAAACAAAGGCCAATGCAACACTGGCATTCTTCAATCATCTTGAAGAGAACGTTATTCAAATTCAAAACGAGTTAATGTGGGGCATGTATGAAATGTCGCCATACCATCACTTTTATGTATTTGAGCCAAAGCGCAGATTAATCTCGGCGCCACATTTTAAAGACAGGGTGGTGCATCGTGCGATTTACAACATCATAGAGCCGCTTTTTGACCAGCAGTATATTCACGACTCTTACGCCTGCCGTCGCAATAAAGGGACGCATAAAGGCGCTGACAGAGCACAGCTTTTTATCAAGCGTGTGGAGCAAAAGCACGGCAAAGCTTATGCGCTTAAGGCGGATATTAGCCGCTACTTTTCTAGCATTGATCACCACATCCTTAAATCGCTGCTTAATGCAAAAATACAATGCGAGCGCACCAAAGCGTTGCTGTTTTATATCATTGACAACAGCCCGAGTGATGCGCTCGGCGTAGGTATTCCGCTGGGCAACCTAACGAGCCAGATATTTGCCAACATCTATCTCAATGAGCTTGATAGATTTGTTAAGCATCGGCTAAAAGCGGTTAATTATGTTCGCTACATGGATGACTTTATTATTATTCACCAGGATAAAGCTCAGCTACATGCGTGGAGGCATGAGATAGAAACATTTTTGCATCAATACCTCAGACTCAAAACCAATAGCAAGACGCAAGTTTTCCCCATTTCAACCAGTCAAGGTAGAAGCTTAGATTTTCTGGGGTATCGAATTTACTCCGGCCATAGGCTATTAAGAAAGTGCAGCGTCAATCGAATAAAAGCCAAGCTAAAGCAGTTCCATAGGAAGTTTGGTGAAGGCGAGATCAATCTAGTGGAGATAAAGCAAACCATCCAATCATGGCTAGGACACGCAAGCCATGCCAATACTTACAACCTAAAAAAGGCTTTGCTTAGCAAGCCGTTCAGGAGAAACAGCAATGAATGAAAAATTCACCTATTTATTTAACGGCGTATCGCACACTGATGTGTCGCGTGAATACATGAACAACTTGGGCATGAGCACTGAGCAAGTTAATTCTGTGCTCGCCCAGCGTGACTTTGAATTGTCGCAAAACATCGAAAAACGTAAGGCTGCGTATCGAGAAGAGTCAGACCCGCTTTATATGGAGTGGCAATACGACCAAACGCCAGAAAGCGAGCAACATTGGCGCGATAAAGTGGTCGAGATCAAGCTGCGCTATCCTGTCGCTACTGATGAATGATCAGAGGTTTTTAGGTCAATAAACGACTCTTACCACTCAAACCAGTAGCACCGCTCCGGTGTGCTCTGCAAGCTTAGCCCTGCTTAGTTTTGCAAAACCCACAGCACCGGAGCTTATTATGGATTATCACCACGGGGTCCGCGTCATTGAAGTCAATGATGGCACCCGAACTATTCGTACAGTATCAACCTCAGTTATCGGCATTGTCTGCACCGCCAGCGATGCTGATGCAACACTATTCCCGCTAAACACCCCAGTATTGCTAACCAATGTTATGCAAGCCATTGGTAAAGCAGGCACCTTAGGTACGTTAAAACCCACGCTAGAAGCCATTGCCGCTCAAGTGAATACACTTACCGTTGTGGTACGTGTTGAGCAGGGGGCGGATGAAACAGCCACAACGGCGAATATTGTCGGCACTGTAACCCCACAAGGGCAGTATACCGGCCTTAAAGCATTGCTGGCTGCACAGTCATTATTGGGCGTTAAGCCTCGCATTGTTGGCACTCCAGGATTAGACACCTTGCCAGTTGCCACAGAACTTGCTGCGACGGCTAAAAAGCTGCGCGCCTTTGCCTATATCAGCGCCTATGGCTGCGCCACCAAAGAAGAAGCCGTGGCTTACCGTGAAAACTTTGGCGATCGTGAAGTGATGATCATTTGGCCTGAGTTTGTTGCCTTTGATACCGTTGCCGCCGCAAGTGTAAACGCGACAGCGACCGCTCGCGCATTAGGTTTACGCGCACGTATCGACAAAGAAGTCGGTTGGCACAAAACCCTATCGAACGTCACTGTTAACGGCGTTACCGGTTTAAGCAAACCCGTGTACTGGGATTTGCAAGATCCCTCTACCGATGCCGGCTACCTAAACAGCAACGACATTACCACCTTGATTAACCAATCAGGTTTCCGTTTTTGGGGCTCGCGTACTTGCTCGGAAGATCCCTTATTCCAGTTTGAAAACTACACCCGCACCGCACAAGTGTTGGCTGACACCATTGCTGACGCACACATGTGGGCCGTTGATAAGCCAATGACCCCCACATTGGTTAAAGACATTATCGAAGGTATTAACGCTAAGATCCGCGAGTTGAAAGGCCTTGGCTATATCGTCGATGGCCAAGCGTGGTACAGCGAAGACGTTAACGACGTCAGCACGATTAAGGCCGGTAAGTTGTATATCGATTACGACTACACCCCAGTGCCTCCGCTGGAAGATTTAACCTTCCGTCAAAAAATTACCGACCGTTATTTGGTCGACTTCGCGTCCGCAGTCGCTGCGGCCTAAGGATAACCCATGGCTTTACCAAGAAAACTCAAGCACCTGAACCTATTCGGTGATGGTCAAAACTGGATAGGTGTGGCGGAAGAATTTACCCCCGCCAAACTAAGCCGCAAATTTGAAAAATACCGTGGCGGCGGCATGCCAGGTGCGGCTGATATCGATATGGGGCTGGATGATGATGCCTTAGGTGTCGAATTCACCTTAGGCGGCTATGAAGCCCAGCTCGTTAAGCAGATGTCGGCCAGCAAGATTGACGGTGTTCAGCTGCGTTTTGCGGGTTCATTCCAGCGCGACGACACCGGTGAAGTGCAAGCCGTCGAAATCGTATGCCGTGGCCGTTACAAAGAGCTTGATCGCGGCAGTTACAAAACCGGCGACAACAGCCAAACCAAAGCCACTATGACGTGCACTTACTACAAAGAAACGGCAGGCGGCGAAGTGCTTGTTGAAGTTGATACCGTTAACGGCATTGAGATCATCAATGGCGTCGACATGATGGCAGAACACCGCAAAGCCATCGGGTTATAACTCGGGCTTAAAACGTTAATACCAATCTTAGCCCGCAATACATAACAGTATGCGGGCATTTTTTAATTAGACAGAGGGTCTAACAATGACAGTCACCATTACTCATAAAGAAGTCACACTCGATCAACCGATTGCACGCGGCAAAGAGTCCGTTACCAAAGTCACCTTGCGCAAACCTAAAGCTGGCGAACTGCGCGGATTATCGCTATCTGATTTGCTCAACCTTGATGTTAACGCTATCTCGACAGTGCTGCCTCGTATCAGTTCGCCAATGATCACCAAAGATGAAGTACTCAATATGGACCCTGCTGACTTAGTGCAGATTGGTGGAGAAATTAGTAATTTTTTGGTGCCGAAGAAGTTACAGATGGACAGCCAGAGCGAGAGCGACAGTCAAGCCTCCCTGAGTGCATAGATGACACCATGGCGGATATCGCCATTATCTTCCATTGGCCGCTATCTGAGATGGCGGCAATGGACATCGATGAGCTTCTAGGCTGGCACGATAAAGCGCTGGATAGATGGGAAAGGATCAACAAGGTTAAGCATGACTAAAAAATTAGAGATGCGCGTGTTATTGGCGGCAGTGGATAAGATCACTGGGCCATTAAAAAAAATGCGCCAAGCCAGCGGCATAACCGCCACTCAATTAAAAGAGACGCAAGACAGAGTTAAGTCTCTTAATAAGCAGTCTGCTCAAATCGATGGTTATCGCAAGGTGAGCCGCAGCCTTGGTATTACTTCAAATGAGTTGGCCAAGGCACAAAAGGAGGTGAAACGCCTTGCGCTTGAAATGCAAAGCAGCCAAGCGCCAGCTAAAGCACTGGTTAAGGAATACGAACAAGCCAGGGCGACAACAGTTAGGCTGAATACTCAGCATAAAAACTTGACCATTAGCCAGCACCGGCAGCGTGAAGCGCTCCGCTCTGCGGGGATTGATACTCGTAATCTTTCACAGCATCAACGCACGTTGACTGCTGACCTTTCTCAGGCTAACAAACAACTCGACCAACAAAAGCGCCGCCTACAACAGGTTTCGGCGCAACAGAAAAAGCTATCCGCAGCACAAGCCACTTACCACAAAACCAAAGCACTGCAGGGCAATATGGCCGGTGCGGGCGCAACAGCTGCAGCATCAGGTGCGGCTGCGCTCTATGCTGGCTCGCAGGTGTTACAACCGGGTCTAGATTTTACCGCTGCACAATCCAAGGTTCAGGCATTAACTCGGCTGGATAAGAACGACCCGCAACTTATCGCACTGCGCAAACAAGCGCGCGAACTTGGCGCATCAACCAGCTTTACTGCTAACGATGTATCACAGGGGCAGTCATTCTTAGCTATGGCGGGCTTTGATGCTAAGTCAATTAAACAAGCCATGCCTGGTATGCTCGACTTAGCCAAGGCCAACGATACCGATCTCGCGGTGACGTCCGATATTGCCTCAAACATATTGTCTGGCTTTGGTTTAGCTGCAGATCAAATGAATCGTCTTGGCGATGTGCTTACCGCAACCACAACCCGCGCCAACGTTGACTTAACCATGCTGGGTGAAACGATGAAATACGTTGCACCTGCCGCGCGTGATTTAGGTGTGAGCGTAGAAGAAGCCGCCGCTATGTCGGGGTTACTCGGCAACATTGGTATCCAAGCGAGCCAAGGCGGCACGGTAATGCGCGCAATGCTTAACCGTTTGGCGGGGCAAACAGGACCAGCTGCAGCTGCCATTGAGCAGTTAGGGCTAAAGACCAAGGATAGCGCAGGCAATCTGCGCGCGATCCCCGACATCTTGGCCGATGTGGTCAAGGCCACTAAGACGATGGGTAACGCCGACCGCGCCGCAATACTTAAAACCATCTTTGGTGAAGAAGCTGGCACTGGCGTCAGTGAGCTAATTAAGCAGCAGGGTGATGGTGCCATCACTTCGTTTACCAATGTACTGCGTAAATCTGCTGGTGAGAACGCGCGAGTGGCTAAGACCATGGCTGATAATGCCAAGGGAGATATCGATACCCTCAAATCGGCGTGGGAAGACGTGGGTATCGAAATATTCGAAGGTAACAACGGAGGTATTCGCAGTTTTATCCAGCAAATCACCGGAGTTGTTAATGGTATAGGCAATTGGATGAGGGTGAATCCTGAGCTAACTGGCACGCTTTTTAAAGCGGCTGCTGCCATGGCTATTGTGGCAGCTGTCGGCGGCTCTATAACCTTGATGCTAGCTGGCATCTTAGGCCCGATGGCTATGCTTAAATACAGCACATCGATACTTGGCATTAAGTCATTGCCGCTGATGGGGAGCGCACTCACTAAGCTGGGTGGTGCATTTAAGTGGGTTATTGGTGGATTAAGGGCCTTATCTTTAGCGCTGGTATCTACGCCCATTGGTTGGGTGATCTTAGGCATTACTGCGTTAGTCGCTGCTGGGTATTTGCTCGTTACTCACTGGGACACAGTTAAGGCGTGGATGACAGGGTTCTGGCAGACAATCACCTCATTGGTTGATAGCGGAGTTATTGCTGTTACTAACCTATTTAATGGCTTACCAGAGCCAATTAAAGCCGTGCTTTCTGGTATATGGGAAACCATGAAAACCGTTTTTTCATGGTCGCCACTCGGGCTGATTGTGAGCAATTTTAGCGAAATCATGTCATTTTTCACCGGACTGCCCGCTAAGTTTAGCAGCCTGGGCGAGATGACGATGGACGGCCTAGTTAAAGGGATCACCGGCAAGCTAACCGAGGTAAAAGAAACCATCACCAATGCAGCCAGCAATGCCATTGGTTGGTTTAAAGATGTGCTCGGTATTGCTTCACCCAGCAAAGTATTTGCGGTAATGGGTGACCAAACGATGGACGGCTTAACTGTTGGTCTTAATCGTAGCCAACAAGGTCCGCTAAATGAGGTAAATAAACTCAGTAAGCAAATTGCAGGAACGGCATTTGTGCTGGGCATTTCTGCACTTCCTGCCGCAGCCATGCCGAATGACGTTGCTAATCTGCCATCGCCAGCGCCAATCGTTCAGAACCGAGAGATCATTGAACAGCTGTCGCCGGCTAAATTCAGTCAGCCAGAGGATGCTGCGCGTCAGGTGCGTGACGAGCATTTAGCAGCTGTATTGTCTGCAGTGCCCAGTGCTAACCGTGAGATCATTGAACAACTGTCGCCGGCTAAACTGAGTCAGCCGGAGGATGCTGTGCGTCAGGTGCGCGACGAGCATTCAGTAGCTGCATTGTCTGCAGTGCCCAATGCTAACCGTGAGATCATTGAACAGCTGTCGCCGGCTAAATTCAGTCAGCCAGAGGATGCTGTGCGTCAGGTACGTGACGAGCATTTAGCAGTTATATTGTCTGCAGTGCCCAGTGCTAACCGTGAGATCATTGAACAGCTGTCGCCGGCTAAACTGAGCCAGCCAGAGGATGCAGTGCGCCAGGTGCGCGACGAGCATTCAGCAGCCGCATTGTCTGCAGTACCCAGTGCTAACCGCGAGATCATCGAGCAGCTGTCGCCGGCTAAACTGAGCCAGCCAGAGGATGCCGTGCGCCAGGTGCGCGAGGAATATCTGGGCACAGCATTGCAGGCAATACCAGACCAAACCCGCACCATTCGGGATGAATACCAAGGCGCTGATTATTCGGTACCGGATGCAATCCGTTTGGTAAAAGAGGGCGAGCTGCCTGCCAGAAAAGCGAAGAGTGACGACTTAACGCATAACGGCAGCGACTTAGCGCATGACAGCAATAGCTTAACGCATAACGCAGCGCCAGATAGATTAAGCGCCGGCAGTGCCTTTGCGCAGCGCCAAGCGCCGCAACCTCAAACCGTTCACATCGATGCGGGTATCCATGCACCCATTACCATCCACACTACCACCAATATGGATGCGCAGGATGTCGCGCGCCTAGTCGCCATCGAACTAGAAAAGCGTGACCGCGCTCAGCAGGCACGCCTTCGCAGCAGCCTTAAGGACCTGAACTAACATGAGTCAAATATTATGATGATGACACTCGGTTTTTTTGTATTTAGCAGGCTAACTGTGCCATACCAATCATCGCAGCATGAAATGGTATGGCGTCACCCAACCAACAGCCGCGTGGGGGCGCGGCCATCGGCGCAGTTCTTAGGGGTTGGTGATGAAACGCTAACGCTATCTGGTGTGCTAATGCCCGAAATAACGGGTGGAGAGCTAAGCCTTGAGGCGCTGCGTAAAATGGCCGACACAGGTAAAGCCTATCCACTTATCGAAGGGCGCGGCACTGTGACAGGTTTTTTCGTGATCGAGAAAATCAGCAAAGGCCGAAGCGAGTTTTTTAGTGACGGCGCAGCGAGGAAGATTGAATTTACGATTGAGCTAAAACGGGTGGATGAAAAAAACACTAGCCTCATCGCTAACGAGAACCTCATCGGCATGGGTATCAGCAAGTTGATAAGGAAATTTTTGTGAACCTACTCGCGCAGTTTAACCCGCTGGCATCGAGCGACCAGCCCACGCCAGACTATCAAATATTGGTCAATGGCAAAGACATCAGCCCCAAAATGAAAACGCGGCTTATGTCGCTGCGCCTGACTGATAATCGCGGTTTTGAGGCCGACACCGTCGAAGTGCAACTTGATGATGCAGATGGTGAGCTGGCCATGCCACCTAAAGGCGCAACCATGCAAGTGCGTATTGGTTGGAAGGGTAGCCCGCTGGTTGATAAAGGCACGTACACCATTGACGAACTCGAGCACAGCGGCCCGCCAGATTGCTTAACCATTCGCGGTAAATCCGCCGATATGCGTGGCACATTGCAACAAAGCCGTGAGCAAAGCTTTCACCAGCAAAGCGTGAGCAGCATTATCGATGTCATCGCAGCGCGGCATCAGCTCAAGGCTAAAATCAGCGATAACTTGAAAATGGAGTTTATCGATCACATAGACCAAGCCAACGAGTCCGATGCTAATTTTCTAAGCCGCCTTGCCGAACAGTTTGATGCCATCGCGACGGTAAAAAATGGCAACCTGTTATTTTTACAGGCGGGTTTAGCCCACAACGCCAGCGGCATCGCGCTCGACCGTGTAGACATTACCCGCCAGTCAGGCGACAGCCATCACTTTGGCGTAGCTGATCGCGATGCTTACTCAGGCGTTGTGGCCTACTGGCAAAACGATAAAGCCGCCAAGCGGCAAACTGTTAAAGCCAGAAAACCTTGGCAAAAAAGTAAACCCAAAGCTGAACCTGAGCAGCCTCTAGACCAAAATGGTGCGCCAATAGCTGTGGGCGAAAAGGAGATCATGGTTGGCAGTAACGA